TTGAGTCGTCGCGTGATCAGGCCCGCGAATGCCGGCGAACATGCCGCCGTATGTCTGCACGGCGTCGGCGACTTCGCCCGATAGCCCATCGGCTCCACTGATCGATCGTTTGCTGGTCGCGGTTAGGTCAGCCATGGTTAATTACCCTTTCCTGCGCCAGCGCGAGACGCGGCGAAGTATGACTCGGTGTCCATGTTGATCTCGAGGAACTCCTCGAGGCTCATGTCGGTGCGCGAGGTCGCGCCCCTGGGGATCCCGTCCTGATAGCTGCGAGCGACCGCGCGGGCGCGCTCCAGCACGTCAGGGCCTCCGTTGCCGTATTTCCTGACGGCCTCGCAGTCGATCCCAGAATGAGGCGGCGCGAGCTCGCCCGTGAATCCGGGCGGCGGCTCGACGGGTCGGTGCTCCTCCATGGCGTCAGCCCAATACATTGCGGCGGTCTCGCCTTTGTCGCGGGCGATCGAGCGGTATTTCGCGACGTGGTCGCCACTGAACCCGGCCTCTTTGAGGCTGGCGGCGCGCGCCTGAATGCGTCCGCGCGCCTTGAGCTCGTCGATCTCGGCCTGGAGGGCGGCGACGGTCGCGGCCATGGTGTCCTGCTTGGCCTCGACCCGCATCGCCTCGGCGACGCCGACTTGAAGAGGCTCGGCGGGCGGCGCAACTGGCGCCGCTGACATTTCGGCGGCTGATTCTTCTTCCTCTTCTTTTTCCTCTTCGTCTTCGTCGGCCTTCTCAACTCCGAGGGTCTTTGCGATCGCGCCCAGCAGCCCGAGCATTGCCGACGCCCATTCAGGAGCATCGGAGGCGGGCGCCTCTTCTTCGACTGATGATTGCGGATCTTCTTGCTTTGTTGTCATGGGCTCCTCGAATGCGAATAAGACGCTCGCCCGCGAACCGACGGCGCTATAGGCGAGCGCTGGTGTCTTCTGCTGGCGCTTCTCGCTGCCGATCTTGAGCAGCGGGAAACGGAAGTAAGGCACTTGATCGTCGAGTAACGCGAGGCTGTCGATCTCTGGCGTGTCAACGTCCAGGATCTCAACGCTGCGATAGCTGAGCTCGCCCTTGCGGATCCGCTGGTAAACGTCGGGCCTGACGCCGACGAGGTCAGCGAAGAGGGTCGCGATCTCTTTGCCGCCGTGAGGGTGCGGCTTGATCTCGGTGAAGCGCACGCGCCCAGCAGCCTCGACGCTGCCTTCTTCTCCATGGTGCGATATGTGGAGCGGCGGGTAGTAACCCTCGGCGTGCCTCGTCTTCCCTCGCGACAACGCCTTCTCCAGCCATTTACGGGTAAACGCTAGAGGCTTACCGCCGGCGCGGTCGTCGACGTGCACCGCGAAGATCGGCACGTCGTAGATTGTCCATGTGCCGTCGCCGGCCTGCTTGGCCTTGTAGGTTGGAGAGGTCTCGTCAGATAGCGGCACGCCTGTAAGCTATGGCGAGTCGGCGCCTGCTGGTATGTTTACATTGTGTTACATTGTTCAACGGCGAGGTAACAGATTGAAGAAGCGCGAGATCATAGCCTTTAGAGCCGATACAGGATTCTGCGACGATCTCGATCGTGCGCGAGGGTCGCGGAGTCGATCCGCCTTCGTGCGCGAGATCGTGACCGCTGGCATGCGTCTACGCGAAGGCGCCCTTGAACCCTGGATCGGGAAAGGCGCCAGCCGGCAGGCTGCGCGACAGAATGGCGCCGTCGGCGGTGATCGCCCCAGCCCTTAGCGCCTGCTTATGCCCGACGAATTCAAGCGAGCATCGGCAGTTGTAGCCTAGCGGCGGGCGCATTGTGTTCCATATCGGGTCGTCGGTCGCGGCTATCGTGCCTCGCATGGCGGCGTGATTAGGCCGCACGTTGGCTCCCGGATACGTCCTGAACTCCCAGGCCGCGACTTGGCGTTTAAATACGGGGTCCTGCGCCTGGTCGATCCTGCCCTGCGTGTAGCTCGAGGCTATGTTGGTCCTGTAGACGGTCTCGGCATAGCTGCCGGTATAGGTCCACTCCAGCGCGATCGGGTCGTCGGTGCCTTGAGACTGCACCGCCAGCAGTATGTGATCGATCGCCTCCTGGCTGCTTAGACCGCCGCGCATGGCGGCGCGTATGGCGTCCTGGGCATGCTTCGTGACCTCGACGCTCGAGCTGCGCGCGATCGCGAATCCTCCGCTGAGGTAATAGTCGCGCGTCGCTTCCCAGCCCTCCGCGACCGCGGGGTGCCTCTTGAGTATGTCGGCGACCGCCTCCTCGAATGGCACGACAGGCACGGCGAATGTCCTGGTGCCGGTCGCGGCGTTGACCTCGAGCGCCAGCCGGCGGCGGCCCAGTAGATCGGCGGTCTCGTTCGCCTTCGCGAGCGCGCGGGCGAGGTCTTCGAGCGCCTCGGCCTGCGCGGTGTCGCTGGCTCCCTGGAGTGCCAGGATCGTTATTCGGTCGAGGAGTCCCTTCAGCCAATCGACGCGGGCGTGCTCTATGATCTTGAGCTCGTCGGCGGTGCTACGAACTCGCCGACTCACAGTAGCCCGCCGACGGCGCCCTTGACTACCCGCACGAGAAACTCGCCAGCCTTCTCGGCGTATTCGTAGACCGCTGCTTGTAGCGCAGCCTGGGTCGCGCACAGCGCACCCGACTTCCATAGCGCGATCTGCGCCTGGATATGGGCCATGTCGGAGGTCACGTTGGCGCCCGCCGCCGCCTCGCCTCCCAGCACGACGAGCCTATGGAACGTGGCGTTTATGTCGTCGAGCTGCTGGTCGGTCAGTTCGAGGTCTCTTAGGTGCCGCTGAAGTATCTCGCCTGGGTCGATCACTTCGAGACGCCCTCGGCTTTGTCGAGCGAATATCGCCACGCCCGCAGCGTGCGCAGCCGGTCGTCGCGCTGGTCGCCGCTCAGCGTCACGTCGGACTCGACGTATTGCCGATACGCTGGCACGATCGCCTTGTATGCGGCCTCCTCGCCCTCGAGGAACGCCCGCGGGATCGATTCGCAGCCGACGGCGGCCATAACGAATCCCAAAATAAAGCACGTCCAGAAGAAGGCGCCCCATAGGGCGGCGACCTCGCGGCGCTGGCTCATGCCTCCTCCCTGTTCACGTAGAGGTCGCCCTTCGTCGCAGCGACGAGCAGATCGATCAGCGCGGGCGCGATCGCCTCGAGGATCGGGTCGAGCAGCAAATCGGGGCCTGGTCCGTCGGTGCGGGCGACGACCTCTTTAACAAATGAGATCGCGAGCTCACGTTTGCCGCTGCCGGTCATGTTGCCGAAACGGTCCGCGAGCTCGATCGCCTCGCGCAGCACGACGGCGAGGTCGCGCAAATGGAAGCCGTCGCTCAGCGCCTCTGACACGACCTCGAGTCGCGCCATGAATACGTCTTTTTCGCTCGTCATTCGTCGGCGATCTTTCGCAGCGCGCGGCGAGTCGCGGTCGTTCGCCCCCTGACTCGCTTGGCGCATTCGCCATTCGCGGCCTCGAGGGCGGCGTCCATTTCCTTTATTGCGGCGTCGAGCTCCTCTTCGCGTTGCTGTTGCTTCTTATCGCTCATGACGCCTCCCCCTGTTTGAGATATGCTATAAATCCGCCAATGGCATGCTGCAGCCCTGGCTCATTGAATAACGCCTGGGCGTATATGCGGGCCTTGCGCTTAATGCGCTCGTGCTCGCCAGCTCGGGCAAAATGATCGCAAAATTCCGCCGACGCCTCTGCCATTCGACGGGTCGCAATGTCGAACCGTCTATCGGTTGCAGGAATTTCCGGCCTCCCGCAGCCCGCGTCCGCATAGATCTTGTCAATCGCCTTCTCGACGGCGTGCTTGATCGCCTCGTAATGCTCGCCCTGGGCGTCGCCTTCGCTCATGATCGCTCGATTAGATCGTCCCATATGAGCTGCTCGATCACGCCGTCGGTCTCGACTTGCACGTTGTATGCCAGCGCGGGGTCGGTCCCGAACTCGAAGTCGTAGAGGTCGGCAGCCTGGAGCGCCGCGGAGGCGTTCAGCCCCCATACGTGCGTCGTCGACCCGTCGGTCGCGCTGAGGTTGATCACGCTCGAGGTCGTCAGCGCGACCGTAATGCGAGCCCTGACGGATCCCTGCAGCGGCGTTAAGTCGCTGCTGAATATGTCGGTGTCGGTCCCTGGCGC